AGCGTTTGGTGTTATAACTTCGTCGACATCGTTAGTCGTTCCTGATCCAAATTGAATTTCTAATGTACCTGTGGAAGTGAATCGTGTTACGAAACGTCTCTGAATTTTTTGTAAGGTAAGTAGATATGGTGCCTCCCCTGAGGCGTAGTTGGGGTTATTGGTGTTCGTGTTTTGAATAGGCACATAGATCATTTCCTGCCCGAGGTATGGAACTTCATACCAGGTATTACCATCAGAGTCGATTATATCTAAAATCTGGATAATATCTGTATCGTTTACTGTGATAGTTTGGAAAGATTGGGGGGTGTTAAATGAAAAGTTTGTTGTTTGTATTTGTCCAGATATAGCTTTACGAGACTTCTTTAATAGGTAATACTGTGGGTTCCCTGCAGAGATTTGATAGACTGTAGTCTCGGTTGGATCTAACGAGCTAGAAGAGGTGAAGTCAATAGTGTCTTGAACTAGAAAATAGTTGGTACCAGTTGGTGTTTTTAGTTGGGTGTTCGGACCGAAAGACAGGGCATAATCGAAATCTGGTATGTAAGTAGAGCCGCTCAGCTTTGCGGGGAGCTGTTGGTAGAAGTCGATACTTACAGAAGAGGCTTTTGTTACTTTTGGTTTATAGCCTAGCATATAAGCTAATGTATATAAGCTAGGAGTTTGTTTAGCGTACTGGGTAAATGTCTCTTGTATCTGGTTATCTAGGTAGAAAGATAATATATCACCAATATAGGCAGACATTTCCATAAACATCATCCCGGGAGAAGATGGTGAGAAGTCGTTGTAGGTGTCAGGGAAGTATGTTTTTGAAAAATCGGTTAAGAGGTTTTTTAACCCTTGGAAGTCCCTATTGAAGTACTTAATATCTTTATTCTCAGCCATTGTTTAAACTTAATTGTAGTGTATCGTTTAATCCAGTATTTATTATACTATAGTTTATAGTTATAAAAACAGTATTATAATCTGGGGATGTTTGTATTTTAACTTCTCCTTGTATATTTGGAAAGTACCTTTCTATAGTTGCTTCTATATAAGAAGCTAAATCATCAATAGAGCTTTGCGTTATGTTCTCAAATACATAATTTCGAATACCTCCACCGAAGGAACTATTAAAGACTCTCTCACCCGGGTTTGTTAATAGGTAATTAATTAGATTTACTCTAATTGAATCTTTAGTGGTAAATGTAGGTTTAAAGACAGCTGCTCCATTAAAAGGGAGGCCTACACCAATAGCTTTGCTGGGTATCAAATCTATCGGGTATATCTTCTTAAAATCGAATGCCATTATTTCTTATTCATAAGACCCATAATTTGGTCTAGGTTAACTTCGCCAGGAGGTAGGGAAGATCCTTCTCCAGTCGTATTTGCACTTACAGGCGGTCTATATCCAGGTTGAGCTCCGAAGCCTATAGCATCATTAGAAGTCATTGAAATGTTTCCGTTTCTTGATTCCATCATTCCACCTAATAACTCTTTATACTTATCTCTTGCATTAATAGAGGGAGCGGTTGGTGTACCTGCTAAAGTTTGAACTGGTTGAGCATAACTTTCTTGAATAACTGTCTTAGGGGCACGTACTGCTTCTAATAGGATGTCTTTCATTTCTTCCTGAATGGCTTCCTTTACAGCTTCTTTGATGAGTTTTTTAAATAATTTGGTATCCATCTTTTATAAATATTAAATGTCTCTAGTTCCTATAAAATTCCAACTATTGCCAGACCATTCGTAAATATCTTCAGAGTTACCTAATCCGCGAGGGATACCAGCTTGTTCTCCTACTGACTTACCTGCGAAGCCTAAAGGTTCTGTATCTACTGATGGAGGTGGAGGTGAAGGGGGTAAGGTGGTTGTTTTTGGAGTTTCTTTAGGTGTTGTTGTGTTTGGCAGTACAGGGTTATTCTCTGGTCCTGTATCTGCTTTTAGGTTATCCCTATCAATAATAAACTTTAACTCTTCAATTAATACCTGTGGATCCTGGGTAAAGGATGGTGGGGTTTGTAATAATACAATACCTTGTTTATTCTTAGCTTGACCTATTTTCTGATTTAGGGTTGGGGAGAAAGGTTTTTCTATAATTTCAAAAATGAAGCCTTTGTATACTGTGTCTGTATTACCTACGTTTTGTATGGTTGCAGTTAGTTTTGTTATATCTGAAGGAATTTCTTGAATTTGTTCTCCACATCGTTGTAGGAGGAGATCTATAAATAATGTTAGTGTTAGTATTGTGTTTAGTACTTGACTAGCTTTAGAGATGTAGGTGGTCCCTAAATCAACTGCTCTCTGTAATTCAGGCAGTCTTGGGGTTCCATCTGCTTTGAAGGTGAGTAGAGTTCTAATATCATCTAAGTCAGAAAGGAGAGCAGGTATAACTCCAGGTACAGGAAAGATTAGTTTTGCAGCTACTGACTGCACTGTTTTTAATTTATTAATTGTATCGAGACTAGTGGTTGCACCATTAAGTGCTGTACTAACGATTGTTAATGATCCATCTACAATATTAACATACTTAGCAACTACTTCTATATCTCCAACTAAGTTATCTCTTACTTTTTTAGCAGTTTCTAAAATGTCTTTGGCAGGGCAGAGATTTGGAAGTGTTGGGTTTCCAGTATCTAATCCTTCAATACCTAGGCTTGTAGCTAATTCAAAGAGTTGGTCTGTAGCTCTATTTTGGAGATCTGCTACCTTGGTGTTTATACTTTGATTAATTCTATCCAGGCCTTTTAGTTGTGTTGCTCCTGCTACTATAGCGGTGCCAGCAACAGTTCGAGCTAACTTAAGTTTTTGTTTAAACTTATCTCTCTTAACTTGTTCTTCCTGTCTTTTATTTTCTATCTCTTGAGGTGTCATTACACAGTGAAGTTATAATTAGATTTAATAGAATTGATTTCTGACTGTATTTTCTGAAGTCTTAGTAGTAATGCAGGGGAGTTGCTTGTGAATGGTACTATAGGGATTCCTCCGGCATTAGCGGTTATAGAATCTTTTACCAGGTTTGTTAGTATGTCTATTAACTCATTTAGTAGAGTTGTAGTTGTGTCTCCTAGTAGTAAAGGTTCAGTCGCATTTTTAGATCCTATATACGTATTAGTGGCTTGAACTACAAAAGATTCTGTGTCTATATTTACAGAATTATTTGAGCTTAAGTTTATACTATTATTGGATGATAGTAGTAAGTGATCTTCTGCAGCATTAAATACTAACCTTCCTGCATTTATAATAACTTGATTTCCAAAATATTTATCCGGCCGGGTCGGTGCATTCTCTTTATAAGAGAGATATTTTCTAGTTTCTATACTGGCTGCTTGGATTGAAATCTTTTGAGTTGATGTTAAATAGATACTTGATAAATCTGTATTTATATTCTCCTCTGTTGGCAGATAGCCTACAGATCCTTTACTTCCTTGACCGTTCCTAAGTAGTAAAATAGGATCTCCATTAATTCCATTTTCAGACCATGTATTGATACCTTTCCCATCTCTAAGTACGGTAGAACCTAGTCTAATAGAGTTACCCAGCCTCCCCTCCATTATTACATCACCTTCGAATTTTCTTAAAGGTTTAATATTACTTTTCTCTTCAAAGGTATTACCTAAATTTATATCGGTGGTTCCATCAGTAACTCTCCTAACTGCTCCTAATTCAGTTTGTTGATAATCCCGTTGTTGTGATTCTGGTAGGTCTTTATTTTCGAAAATATTAGGGATACCGTTGTGATGATTACTATTCCAGATACTTAGAGGAGTTATATAATAATAAACTTGTTTAAAATTATTCGTCTGAACATCAGGGGAGGGGAGTTGGAATATGTAGACTAATTCGTTTAGCAGTGGGTAATTTACAAAATTAGAAAAGTATGGTTTTGCGAAACCGTTAGATCCGTAATTCCTACCTTTTACTTTTTTAAAGTAAACTGTACCTACGCTATTCCACTCACCAGCGCTAGTAAAATATTTACTAGTTTCGTCTAATATAATGTCTTGAACTACTGCTACTTCAAAGTCCATTACTTATCTTCTTTAATGTTGTTGATCTCTTTCATTAACTGCTCTCTCTCCTCATCGGAGATTCCGAATGAGTCTGTAGCAGAGTCTTGATTCTGGAAGATACGTTGTATGATAGTTGCAACTTTTACAAGCTGGTCATCATTCTTAACTCCGATCTCTAAATACTCTTTAATTAAGGGTACAATCAAGGTAGCATCACCAGTATCTTCAATTAAAGGACGTAACTCAGAAATAAGAGTTGAAATCTGCTTCTCCTTCTTCTTCTGATTGTCGTAAATCTCTTCTAGAAGGTCTGCGAATTTCTTATTTTTGAATATTAATTTATCTAAACTCATAAGTAGTCTATTTTTTATAAATAGAAAGTAGTACAGTTTAGAAGTTTGCGTATCCGTTCTCTATATAGAATGCATAGTGTTTCTTATAGAGATCTCCTAATTCACTTGCTACTTTCGTGATTCTAGGTGTTTTAATATCGATAATCTCTCTGATGTAGATATAAAGGGCTTTCTTATTGAAGATTGTAATATGTTCTCTTTTTCTAAATAATTCAAGAATAGCGTCAGCAATTTGAGCATCTTCATCTTTAGGGAATAGTTCGTAGATATTCGCCGTACAATAT